AGCCATAATTTATTTTTATTTTAAATTAAGTTCTGAATATCTCGCCTGTTTCGGCTGTAGTTGTAGTTTCTCCATAACAGCCAGTTATAAATACTGTCGCAGGAACAAGACCACCTGTACCATCCGATGCAAAGGTTACTTGTGAACCAGTTGGGGAAACGATTGAAGCGAAATAACAATTCGCCATAATACCTACGCTTCCAGTTAAAGAAACATATCTCTTTGTTTCACCAGAGGTTATATTTGGCATGGCACTAAAAGTACAATCTCTTATTACAAGACCATTTATCCCATTCGTACCCGTATAAATATTACAATCAGTGCTGGCAGCTGGCCCCGAAAACTCACAATTTTCAATAACTATATCTTGTGGAATTGTTGATGCTCCATCAGGCAATACAATATCCCCCACATTCTTGTAGAATCTGCAACCAGAAACCAATCCCTGCCATGCTCCGCCATCGCCTGACCATTGGATCGCTCCGCCAGTTTCAGCATCAGTGGAATCAGTCCCTACACAGTTTTTGAAATGACAATTTGCAATAGTCCAACCAAAAGCTGCATTTGTCACCCCACCATCATCATCAAGCAAAATCCCTCCGCCTGTTGCACCTGATCCATTAATACCAAGATTCGCAATTAAACATCCTGGGGCAGCAATAGTAATAATTGCTTGAGTGGTAGTTCCACCAACTTTAAGTTGGGGAAGTCCACCTTGAGTCCTGCCTCTTGAAACTCCAATAATAGATACTTGGGGAATATCAATGGTTAAATTAGTGGTATAGCTAGTTGGGTCAGTATCAGTTTGAGCCATTGTGCGAGCTGCAACATAAATTACATCCCCTGCCGCAATTGTAGAAGGAAAATCGGATAATTTCCCATCAAAATCACTTTCACCAAAAGCATCCTCCCAGCTTTTGCCGCTACCACCTGTTGACTTATCTCCATCTACAAACCAAACATTACCACCTTCAATAGGAGTATTACCATCTATTATATCATCTGGATACCATTTATGTTTAAATGTTCCAACTGGTGAAAAATATTTGCTTGCTCTACCCATATATTTTTAAAAACCCTCACAAAGAGGGCTAATCTTTGCTCATCCTGAAATAGTAACCTTGTCTGCAAGAGACCTCGTCAATGAGCCTTATGGCAAGTTTAAGAAACATGGCTGAACTTCTGCCGATACTCCTAAAATGCCTGCTGTTCCAATTCTTTCAAGTAAAGTCACTGCTTTTGTAACACAACCTGCCGTTGTTGTAGATGGGGAAAGTCCTTCTCCAACTGCTGCCACAGTTATATCTGAAAGAACTCCAAATTGACCCTCAACACCAATCCAGCAATGATCTGAAGCTGCTGCTGCTGTTAGAGCAACTCCAACAGTAATACCAGTTCTGCTTGTTGGACTTTGAATCACTCCATCATAAGGATTTTTTGTAACTGTAACTTTTGAAGAAGTTGTTAAAGCTGTTAAGACGCGCTCAAAAATACCAAATGTGCAAGTACCTGATGCAGCAGTTACATCATGGGATTCAACTGTAAAATTTTGTCCAATTCCAGGAGTTACTGAAACAACCATTGTGCCTTCTACAAATTGGTTTGCAGTTGTTGCAGTACCACCTAATGTAACTTCTATACTCTCAGCATTTGCTGCTGCTGTTGCTTGTACTGCCATATCAGTATAATTAGTACTTCGCGCGGGACTTTGCAAAAGATTTCCTTTAACCAAAGCTGAACCTCCAACTTGTGCATATCTGTATTTTCGGCTAAATGAATCATACCCGATTGCACCTAATGGATGATCTTGACCCGTTTTAGTGTCAAAAGGGTCAATTCCGTATAATACTGGTAAACCTGTTAGTGTAGACATATTTTTATCCTGTAATTCCTGTTAATTGTCCTTGCAATCTAGGATTTGGACTAATAAGTTGTCCACCAATTTTAAAGAATCCTACTTCTGCATCTTGAGCTGTAGGCTCTCTTAATCCTGACCAATAAAATTTAAAAGATGTTGACGGCCCTTTGGCATAAGGCCCTTCAATTGTTGATGAACCAAGATTTACTTGATTCCATCTACTTGATGGCAAAGAATACCAAGCAATTGTCGGTTCATTAAACATAAAAAATGTTTGACTTGCTGATTTTTCGTCTCGAACTACTGGTATTCCCCTAAAGTAAAGCGAATCAAAACCAAGATCCCCACCAAGTGCTTGTTTTGAAGAGACTATTCCATCGTATGTTGATTGTGCATAACCAGTAACATTAATATTCATTTGAACCGTTGGTTGTAAAAGTCCTTCATAAATAGTCCAGACAGCTTCAGACCCAACAGCCAATGTTGGTTTTAGTGTTCCAACTGCACAATCATCAAAAAGAGTTGCTAATTGTGAAACAGTCATAACTCCCCCTGATGCGTTTCTTTGACCATTTAAGGAAGTGTAAGTTGTTCTTGAAACTCCACCATATGTAGCAACATCAGTACCATCATCACTTATATCCAAAACAGAAAGAGGAGCTTTGCCAGCCTGAAGTGTATAAAAAGCATTACCAATTGTATCAGCCATTGATTGTTGCGACCATTCCATTTCGGTTGTTAGAAGTTTAATAATTCCTGCTCTTGTGCTATTAACATCAAGATCAGTTCCTGCTATAACTACTGATTGTGAGAACCAACGAGGTTCAAAAGAAAGTCTAACTCTTGTATTAATTCTACTTGTTGAGAGAGTATCCATTCCATCATACCATTGTCCAGAAGTATTTTTTCTGTAGGCATGAGCAAATTTCATGGTCTCACCATTGTATGATTTTGAATTCATCAAAAGTCTATGAGTTAAAAAATTACCGCCCAATACACCATCTGCTACCTTTGGTGCAAGACTATGAAGTGTTAAAGATTGTATGTAATCATCAAATGTTGCCATATATTATTGCCCTAATCTTTTAAGTTCTCTTTCCAAAATTGCATCAAAACTTGGTTCTTCTAATTTTCTTTGCTGAAAAGTTCTTTGTCTTTCTCCTTGCTCAGTTCCTTTTCTTGCTGAACCTACCTTTGCTTCCTGCGCTTTTTTGATGCCATCTTTTTCTCCTTGTTCCAATCCTTCTTCTTTTGCAGCTAATGTTGTTTGTTGTAATTTATTCCAAAGAGCAACTGATTTCTCTTTATCATTTAGATCATACTCAACTATTAATCTTGCAAAATTTGTTTTATCTTCATCTGTTTTTAAAACACCTACTATTTTTAATTCTTCCAACCAATCAGAAAAATTTTTATCTTCTGCTGCTTGTACTTTTTTGTTTTCTTCATCTATCTGCATAAACTCAGCAGAAATTTCTTGTTTTGCTTGTCTTATGATTGCCTTTGCAATCTCAGCTTGAGAAGGATCAGTAGGTGTCCAACCACCAATGTTTACTACTTTATCAGGTTGCTGTTGAGATGTTGTTAAACGTTCTTCTAATCTATTCAGCCTTTCTTCCCAAGCCTGATTTCCTTCTCCGATCCTTTTTGCAACTTGTCTTTCAATGTACGCCTGAACTTGAGGATCTTCGTGAAAAGGAACTTTTAGTTCTTCTTCTTTTTTCTCCTCAATTTTAGGCTCTAAATCTTGTCCCAATTTTTCATCTAATTGTTCATCTGGGACTGGATTTACTGTTGGGTCTATTGCCATATTTTTGCACCTGCTTTTGACAGTCTGGTGGGGACTGAATGGCGTATATAAAAAATTAAGGTGCGTTTCCTAGCAAAGCTAGGCGCTCACACCTTTCCGCTTAATGTAAATATATAGAGTAGGAAATATAATATGAAGGGGTTGACAAATTAAACAGTATATCCTGCTTCAATATAATTATTCAATGCGTCTATTGGTGGAACTCCCGTAGTATATTCTATATGTAATTTAGCAGCATTAGCTTGAACTCCATCGTAAGAATCTGAAATAATATATCTACCAGCAGGACTCGCATTATTAAGATGCAAACAAGCCATTACGCCACTGCTATAGGTATATGTGTCTATTAATTCTTGAATAATAGACACGATGCTAGGTGAATTATTAAATGCACCTTGAGTTTCGGGAGCGCCAGAATTTATATCCCACGTTGTACTAGCTGTAGTTTTAGTACGAGCTGGCACCCAAGTAGCACCATCAAACTGAGCAGGAGATGATACATCTTCAAAATAAATAATGGTTTTTATAGTTCCACTAGAATCAATAAAATCAAGATATAAACTTATATAGGCAACATCAATAGTAGAATTATCCTCTATTGTTATCCCTGTCCAACGGTATCCAGAATCATAAATATTCCCGCCAGCTTCCCCAACAAAAAGGTCTACGGCGGTAGGATTATTGCTCTCTGTAGCATTCTTTACATATGTATCATCTAAACTTGCTCCAACTTGAAAATTTAAAGTTGGATCAATAGTTATAGGAAAATTCATACCAGTGAAATTAAAACCTAAAGTCAATATTCCTTTGCTATAAGATATATCAAGTTTTCGTATGATTGGTATATTTCTTGTTCCAGTTGGTGTATCCCAATATTCTAAATTTCCAATATATTTTAAAAAACTTATATTACTTATAGTAATTGGAAAACTTAAACTATCAAAAGAAACTGGTTTTTTAATAACTGCAAGAAATTTTACCCCATCATTCCCAAGTATTATGTTTACATTAAAGTTGGGATTTGTCCAGACAAGTTTATTTCCATCCCAAATACCTGTTTTATTATTCAAGAATGAAGGAATTGCAAATTCTAAATAGTCTGGTTTATTTCTGTCTGGATAAAAACGTCTTGCTCCTTTATCTGAAATATATAACTTATAAGGTGCTTCATCTACTAAATAATCAAATCCAACCTGATCTGATATCTTTTTAGAAAGATTAATGTCCTTCCATTTATCTTGACTGTTTTTATAGTGAATTGAATTTATTGAACTATCTAAAACAAATTTTTTTCTTCCATCAGATAAAGTTTCTAACAAGTATGTTTTGCTTGTTCTTGTTCTTTTGTCTAATAATTCCATCATTTTCTTTAATTTATTTTTCTTACTCATTAACTTTTAAATTTTTATTAAAAATTAAGTGAAATAAGTATAGCGAACCCCTTCGCCATTTACTGTAGCATCTATATAAATATCAGCCAAATTATCAATTTGTAGAACAACTACATCGCCTACTGTTAACCCTAAGCCTGTACCTGTTGCTACGGTTGCATCAACTCCACTTGCTCCAATAGCAATTAATCCCGTATTATCAGTTTGTGCTTGAATTATAACTTTTTTACAAGCTGTTGAAGTTGCCAAAGCCTCATCAGTTCCTGCTGTAGTTACTGTTTTAACACCATGTCCAATTCCAGTTATTACATGATCCGCCTTTGACCATAATGCCCCTTGAGAATCAACTCTTATGCCTATCGCATCCCCTTCAACAGGTGTCAACGTAGATAAAGCATCATCTCTAATTGCAATTGCCAAAGTTCCCGTAGGAGTTGCGCCTAAAGCCGCATCTACGGCATACTGTGTTCCTCCGCCAAAACTGGTAATCTGAGTCCCATCAGCATCTACTATTGCAACTACTGCGGGATTTGAATTAGTAAGATCAAGCTGATCCAGAATACCTACATCTCCATAAATGCTTATATCATCTGTTGCGGCATCTATATTTCTTATATCAAGATCACTTGCTGAAACTACAACATCATTGTTTACTCCAAGATTAACCAAAAGACCATCTGTTGAGCTTCCTTGTGCCCTATCCCAAGTCGTACCATCAAACCAATGTGGATATGCACCAACTGAGGTTATAGTCGGATTTGTCGTATTATCAGCAAGAAGTGCTGCTGCTGGAAGTTCTGAATCTACAGATAGTGATACGGTATCTGAAAGAATAAGCCGACCATTAATATCAACAGCCAAAGCAGTACCATCTTCATCGTTAAGCGTTAAAGGTGTTGAATTATATACTCCTGGTAATCCATAAACTGTAAATTTAGCCATTAATTCCTTTCTTTTTCACAAAATAAACATGGTTTACGAGGATTTGATCCAATAAGATGTTGTTCGAAGTGTCTCTTTTTTTCTCGATATTTATTTGTTAATCTATAACCTGTAAAAATAGTATGTATTCTTTGTCTAGTTACACCAAAAAGAAGACCAATTTCCTCAAACGTTAATCCTTTTCCGCGTTGTAATTGGACTTGGTTATATGTTGGCATTATGCTTTACTCTTAAAGTATTGTATTTGAGCAAGCCTTCTTTTTGCAGCCGCAAGAGTAGAAGATTTACCAAGATTTTTTCCAGTTGTATGAGAAACCACTTTATATCCACCTCCACTTTTAACTATCATATTACTACGCCTCCCTGTGGCGCAACATTTTGTCCTTCAACTGACGAACCCTGCTGTAACATTTGTCGTTCAGCCAAAACATGTTTTGCATAATTAGTTTGTACTATTTCTGGAAGTTGTAAAAACTGTTCAGATGCTAAAAATTGAAACTCAGCAGTCAAATGAGCCTGATATTGTGAGGGGTCAATTCCTTCAAATGGTGCAACTTCTCCACCTTGTAAAAATACTCCTGTATGTTGTGTGCCAAATTGCTGTTGCATTGGCTGTTGAGGTTGTTCTTGAAGGGATTCTTGAGGAATCTGTCCTTCCATTGATTGTCCCATTGGAGCAATAGGCGCAACAGCTTGACCATTTGGTAATTGTTGACTTTGTTGTTCTCGATCTTTTTGTATTTCAACAGCCAAATCAGGATATAACTTTTCAGGAGCTACCTTTTGTAAATAAATATTTTTTGCCATTTCCATTGGATTAGGAAAATCCATACGCTTAAATAAATCAAGATCAGAAATTTTCTGCATCTTTGCTAAATCTAATGCTTCTTGACGCTGTGAAATCTTATCAGTTGGCAATGTTGATCCAGATTTAACAATCAATTTAATTCCACGCTTATTATAATCTTTTATTTCCTTTTCAAGTTCTGTTCCTTTATTTTCTCCAAGTACTTTTGCATAATGTTCTTTCTTATATTTAACCATCATCATTTGAATTTCCCAATTATAAATCTGAGAAGAAACACGTTCAATTCCTCTAACTATTGCATCAATTCTTCCATAATCAGATTCTTTTGATAGAATATCTTGTCCTAAAGTCGGTTGTTTTGATTTCTCCCCTCGTGTAGTTGAATGAGTCCCTATAACATTATCAGCAGAATTTTCAAGATGTATTAAATCATCTAAGACATGAGAAGCTAATTGTTTAGGTGGTACTCTATATATAGCACGAGTCGGATCACCACCCTTAACACTCAATTTATCATCTGGTGCTCCTGTATATTTATATAATTCATCTCTATCTATTAACTCTTGAGCACCAACTAAAATTCCTTGATCTCTGCTGGTATCAGTTATAATTCGTTGAATAAGATTTATTCCATCCTGCAAAGATATACCTTGTGAAATTGGCGTAGTGTCATCCCAAATATACCGTCCCAAATTCTGAGAATTTAAAAACATAAAAGGTTTATGGGGAAAATCAAAATGATTAGCTTCTTTATCAAATGTCTTATCTTCTTTCCATACCAAATAAGGATTTAATTTTTTCTGTAAAATAACATCCCGCATTTTCCAAATAACATTACTCCCATCCTCATTCCAATATTCATAAAATCCAATTGGCGTTGAACCATATTCTTGAAGATTTACAGAAGTACCTGGAAAAATATTGGCAAGAATATCATCTTCCTTATCAGGAAACATTTTAATTAAATCTTTAAGTGATTTTTCAAGATATTGAGCAACCCACACATCGTTATTATAATGTCCGTCTGTACCAATAATAATTTTATGAGGATGGACAAATTCAATTATAAAATCATCCAAATCTTCACCCCAAATAATCTTTCCTATTCCTATTTTATATAAAAGAAGATGCCTTGATAGCATTTCATATAATGCTTGTTGCGGATAATCTTCATCGTTATATTTATCAAGAAGAACTTTTTGGAGTTTATCTACAAAAGGCTTTGATTGCTCATCATCATCTTCTCCATCAAGAATACTAATTACAGGCTCAGCAGGACGAGATGTAATAATCGGTACCATTGTCTCAACCGACATATAAATTCTGTTTTGAACTATTTTTGAATTATGCCAACGTAAATTTAAACCTTCTAATTGATCTTTTGCCCAATAGCGTTCGTTTCTTTTTCCTTCTTTTCTAAAATTTTCATATTCCTTACTTACCGATTCTATTTTTTTATCAATCATTTTGACAAGTTCTTGATCCGAGGCATCAATAGTATAATAATCGCGGATTTCTCCTACGCCTTCTTTGTGTTCATCAAGTGGAGAATAAACGTGGGTAGGCATAACAATTTATATTCATTTCCATTCACTTACAATATATTACTTAAAAATCTAAAAGTCAATATCTAAACTGATCTCCAATCACGATTAGCATTAGGATTCCATTTTTCTACAATAAATCCTTCAGCTTTTTTGGGTAGGAATCTTTTATTCTCAGGTTTTAATCTTGGTGCCCATTCTGCTGGTGTTGGATATTCAGAAAGCATTTGATAAGCAATTGCTCCTGCCATAATTAAATCTGAAAACGTACCACTTTCAGGACGAGGTTCGTTAGAACGTTCATTGATAACAAAAGTAAGCATTTCAGACACAAATATTTTATCATAAATTTTTAATTCTTTATTACGAATAACCATTGCCAAAGTATCCAACATCAAACGCCTATTAGCAGAGGTAGTAGTCCAACCTATTCTTTCTTCTATTTTTTGCGTAATTCGATCAAATGTTTTTTGTCTATATAGTTTGTCGAGAGGATAACCAAGATCTCTAAGTTTTTCAATAGTTGCTTGACCAATATTGCGTTCAACAGCGAGTAAAGGAAATTCACCAGTTTTTTTCTTGATATAGAATCCAAGATTATTAAGTTCATATCCAAATTGAGGAGATTCTACTTTTGAATGATAAATAATTGGTATATCTAAATATTTTCTTGAAATAATAACTGCTGCGGCATAGGAAACACCTTCACCTGGATCTGCACCTGCAACTGTTTCCTCATTTCCTTCCAACAGGCGGTAAATTTTTACCATCTTTCTTACCTTTCCAATAACAATCACAATCTTTTCCTATTCCACTATTACATTGAAGATTATGTCCTTGTTCATCAGTTTCAATTTTTGGTTTTTCTTTTTTAGGAGTAAGTTTTAAAGAAATAGAACTTAATAATCCAACTCTTGAACACCTTTGATTTATACAGATATATTTACCTTTAAGGGTATTATCTTCTTGCATTGGTTTTTCACAGGCGAAACATAAACTAATAGCAATTTCTCTCATAATGAATTGTAATTAAAATGTGTTGTTAATATCTCACAACCTGTACTTGTAACTTTAACCATAGCCTCTATCATAGCAGATTTCTTACCATCTCTGGTTCTAACAGTCCAACCATCTGAATCTCTTTTACCAATCTGATCTTTATACGTTAAATATGGTTCAATACAAACAATTTGTCCCTCATAGAAAGAAGGAATATTATCCCATGCTTTATATAAATATTTCTTTTTCCCCTTTTTATCAATAGTTATAATTTCTTCTTTTCCAATATCAAAATTTAGAATAAGTGGTTCTTCATGCATTTGTTTACCAATTCCATGTCCATGCAAAATTCTATTTACTACATATCCTCTAAAATTTACAAATTTCTCAATTGTCCTTCCTACTTCATTAATCTTAACATTTGGTTTGATTACTTTCAATCCTTCATATAATGCCATTTTTGTATATCTTAACAAACGCTGATCTCTATTTGATATATTGCCAATAGGAATAGTTATACCTGCATCTCCAGCCATATTATCCACAATTATTCCACAATCAATTGTTAATAAGTCTCCATCTTTAAGAAAATAATTATAAGGTGGAGAATGAGCAATTATATCATTTACTCCTAAACAAATAACAGATGGAAATGGATTCTTTGTCCAAGAAGGCTTGTATCCTTTATTAGCACTCTTTACATTTCTAAGTGTCATTGCGATTTCGGCAGTTTTTTCAAGTTCCAAAAGATTAACTCCTACTTTTGCTTTATCAATAATTGTTTTGATAATTTCTGAAGTAACTTCTGCTGGTATCATTTCAAATCATTTCTCCATACATATTCAAATTTCCTTGTTGCATCGGTTCTTTCTGTAAATTCTGCAAATACTTAATTCCAGCAGTATCAAAAAACTTAGAACCTGATGACATATATGCTTCTTCTCTGGTATTTGGATATTCTTGTAGGAACATTTCTTTTGTCGTAAATCCTTTTTCTTTTTCAGTTAACCAATTAGGAGAATAATGTTCTAATGCTGAATAAAATACTGACCGAAAAGAAGAATTACCTTGATGAGCTCTAGTTTCCAATTTCTGATAATAATTTCCATAACCATTAGCTGTTGATTCAATAAATATTCTTCCTATTCCTTGATCTACCATTTGCGATGCGCCTTCTATTGTTTCTTTGGCTGTTAAAATATCTGTATCAGGAAAATGTGCAGCCTCCGAAAAATGAAGATTTTGAATAGATTCAACCCGAAAAGCAGTTTTACTTCCAGCAGTACTAATCCAAAATCTTGCACCATTTATTTTATTTACTAACTCATTGGAATTTGATGTATCGCAAATATCATCAATTGTTTTTCTATATTTAGAAAGAGCAGAATTTATAAAAAACTTTGCTCTTTCAAAAAGCATTCTTGTTTCTTCTCTATTCTTAGAAATACACATAGAAGCAATGGGATAATCTTCAATAAGAAAATCAGTTGCAAACATAGCAAGGATAAGAGAACTAAAACCTTCCTTACGAGCCTTGAGAATGATATCACGAACGCCTGATAGTGGTTTACCATAATGATTGATGATATCTATAAAATACTTATCTTGAACTGACCATAAAATAAAAGGTACTATTTGTCCTTCTTTATTTTTGATAGAAAAGTTGCTTTCTATAAATTTTATATAATTGATCGCCATTATGATAAGTTAAATCTCGCAAATTCTCCAAGAGATAAATTTATACTTCTACCACTCATAATCTTTCTTCGGCAATATCCCGATCAGAATATTACTTGGTTTATTATCAGGTTGGAAAATTCCAAAATCCTTTTTTGTTTCTTTCAAATACTCAAGTCTGACCTTAGCATCCTCATCTACTAAACCCTTAGTCTGCACCCTAGCCATAAGATCATTACTAATGCCCGCCTTACGCAACTCCTCACGATACTTCTCGATTAAAGTTTGAAAGCCAGCTCGATCTGTGAGATTTTGTTTCGGTTTTAGTGAAGATGAATGAGAATAACCACCTTCAATCATAGCTTCTTGCAAGGTCTTTCCACCACTTCGTATAGCCTCGAATGTTTTCTCTTGATTAGGTGTAGGTCTTACTTTATTTTTTGCCATTTATCCTCCTTACCTACAAAGTTTTCATAGCGTTTTCGTATAACATCACAGTATTTCTCGTCAATTTCCATCATGTAGCAGGTTCTATTTGTTTGTTCACAAGCAATAAGAGTAGATCCTGAGCCACCGAAGAGGTCAAGGACTATGTCGTTATCTTTAGCAAATTGCTTTATAAACCAGTTAATCAATTCTCTTGGTTTTTGAGTAGGGTGTATTCTACTCTTGGTGTCTTCTTGAGACAAACCAAAAAAACCCTTCCAAACATAGCTAATCACATTTCGCTTATGCTTCTGTTTTGACCAACACATCTCGAAATTAGAACCGAACATTTTATCGTAGGTGGAGTTAGGACTAACTCCACCGCCAGTCTTATCCCATACAAACCAAGAACCATCCTTACCAAAGTTAGGTAGTGTCTCCACATAGTAATCCCCACCCCACCAAAATTGCTCCTTGATATCATCAAGAAAATCAAACCACTTATAATCAAATGGCTTATCATCCCCGATGACTTTGTCATATTTATTACCCCGTGCTATACCAACCATACCTGAATAGTCTGTATCCAAATCCATCCCATACGGCGGATCAGTAAACACCATATCTGCCTTCTTCCCATCCATTAGCTTTTCCACATCCTCTATCTTTGTTGCATCCCCACAAAAAAGATAGTGACGACCAAGCTGGTATCGTTCCCCCAACTTACTTATTGCGGGCTCACTAGATACCTCTGGTGCTTCGTCCTCCACCGTATCAGGTCTAAATTGATTTAATAAATCCGTTAATGTAATAGTCTTACCTAAATCCACTTTGTAATTATCTAAGTTAATATCAATACCAAAATTAGTAATAAGTTCTGCCAAATCCTGTTCAATATAATACCCCGCCCTATCATTATCCGATAGAGCTATTTTTATTTTATCAGCCTCAGTCTTAGGCTCAACAATTGATACCCATATATCACTAATACCCAACTCTTGATATGCACGCAGCCGCATATTACCCCCTAACACCTCGCCATCGGATGTAATAATAAGAGGCTTATACTGGCCTAATTCTTTTATTTGATTTCTTAAACGTTCGAAGTCTTCTTTTTTAATAGCACGAGGATTTTTATTCCAATTATGTAGAGTTTTTATATTTCTAATTTCGTTTTTCATCCTTTATTCTATATCTATCTACTTGTGTACCCACTTCTGCTTGCTTATACGGATTGCCATACGCATCATCAAAAAGCTCGCTTACTTCTCCCTTTTCATCTTTCGGTTGCAGTAAATCTTTTGCATATTCTCGTCTATCAAAATCTCTTATAGATTCTGCTTCAATGCTATAACCACTCCATATTTTTCCTGCTCTTGGCAATTCTTCTTCTAAATTGCAAACACTGCATTTACGTTTATAATATTCGCTAGTTACTGCGATAGTAACCATATTAGAAAAAATAGTGAGATCGTGGCTGCAACTAACCATAAAGTTTTAATTTCAATCATGGTTTTGGTGATTTAATATCTTTTGGCATTTGTATATCTGTCTTCGGCGGATGAACGAGTCCTTCTTGAAAAACTTTCTCATCTCGCATTCTTTGTTCGTCTTGTGGTGTTGGAGATCCTAACCATTTTGTCCACTCACTATCTGAAATTTCCTGCCTCGATATTTCCATTCTTTCTTCAGGAGTTAATTGTTCCCATTTGACAACACTTTCCTTAATACCTTTTTGTTTTATCCATTCTTTTTCATATAGTTTTTTAATTAACGTTACGCCATACAACCAAACAAATAAAATATAAGGTAAGAAAAGACCAATAAAAATAAAAGCAATAGCAATTATTTGTTCCATATATTAGAATATAATTCTTTCTTTATTTTGTGCCATTCACGGCTTATTCCAGACTTCAATAGCTTTTATAATTTCTTTAGCGGATTTATTTCCAATTCTTTTTATTTTCAAAAGGCTTTCTTTTTGCATAAAAGATAAAAGATCTTCTACAGTTTTAATATTTGCTTTCTTTAAAGCACTTTCGGTAAATATATGTAATTTTAATTCTTCAATTAAACCTTTAGTTTTTTTTAATTCTTCTACTGGTTTTTTTTCAGATGTCCAATCTGAATCTTTTTGATTTAAAAGACCAAGTTTTAAAAATTCTTTGTCTAAATTACTAGAAAAAGTATTAGTAAAATGATCTATATAGGAAGAAGAACGAATACCAATAGCAAAAAGAGCACCTAATGCCGATTTATAAACTGCTCTTATTATTTGCTCTCCCTTTTTTATATCATTCATTTTGTTCTTTTTTTTCACGCTCAGATGGTTTATCCACAACAAGAGCTTCAGTCGTTAAAATCATTGAAGCAACACTTGCCGCGTTTTGAATTGCTGAAATAGTAACTTTAACTGGATCAATAATACCTGCTTCTTTCATATTAACATATTTTTCATTAACAACATCATATCCTATTCCTTCTTTTCTCATTAAAATTTCATTTATTACAACTTCTCCATTTATTCCAGCGTTTTCTGCTAAAAGTTTAAGAGGTTTTGATAATGCTTTTTTTACAATATCAATACCCAAAACTTCATCCTTCAACATATCAAGTTCTACTTCAATTTTAGGTATTGCGTTAAACAATGCAAGACCACCACCTTCCACAATTCCATCTTCAACCGCAGCTTTAGTCGCACCTATTGCATCTTTTACTCTTTCTAATTTCTCTCTATTTTCCGTATCAGATGCTGTACCGACTTTAATTACAGCAACTCCTGATGTAAGTTTTGCCAATCTTTCTTTATATTTTTCTTTTAAATATTCGTGTTCTTGTTGATTTAATTGTTCTTCAATTTGTTTTGCACGATCTTTCACTTTTTCCTTATCACCTTTCCCACCAATAATAACTGTCGATTCCTTAGTTGCTAAAACCGATTCAGCTTGACCTAATTCCTCTATTTTTGTATCTTCAACTTTTTTCCCCATTTCCTTACTGATAAATACTCCATTAGTTAAAATAGCAATATCTTCAAGTCCATCTCTTTTATGTTCTCCGAGCGAAGGTGCTGGAACTGGCAAAACGTTCAAAACTCCGCGTTCAAAATTCTCTGCTAATATTGTCATTGCCTGACGTTCTATACCATCTGAAATAATAAGTAAATTTTTAAGTCCTGCTTCTAAAAAGTGAGTTAAAAAAGGTAAGATTTCACGAGGAGAAGTAATCGAATGATCTGTAATCAAAATATATGGTTTGTCAACTTTTGCTTCCAACCGAATATTTAATTTTCCATCTAAAATTCTAAGAACAAATACAGGATGTATCCAACCTTTATCCCATTCCATTCCATCCTTATATTCAGTTACAAAACCTAATTCCGATCCCTTTTCAACAGTTACAACTCCATATTTACCAACCTTTTTAAGAGCTTGTGCTACAACACCTCCTATCTCTTTATCAGCCGCAGAAACAGTAGCAATCTGAATCATTCTATCAATTGAATCTTTAATTGGTTCAGATGTTTCTTTTAAGTATTTAACAACTTGTTTTACTGCTTTTTCAATTCCTTTAATAAGAAGCATTGGATTTGCTCCTGCAATTACGTGACTGTTTCCTTCTTTTAATATTTCATATGCTAAAATCGTAGCTGTAGTAGTACCATCACCTGAAGAATCATTGGTTTTTCGTGCTGCTTCTCGTATCAGCATTACACCAATGTCTTCTTTTGGATCATCAAGTTTTACTTCATTTGCTACTGTTATTCCATCATGTACCACAATTGCTCCACCATATTTTGAAGATAAGGCTACATTTCGACCACGAGGCCCCAATGTTGTCCCAACAACTTGAGATATTATTCTTGACCCTTCCATTAATAAAGTTCGAGCTTCCTGCCCAAATAATATATCTTTTGAAATTATTGCCAAAATTTACCTCCTTAATTGAATTGCGAGAACACTATCAAATGGTATCAAAGCAGTTTTTTCTTCTTCGCCATAATTTTCGAGTTCATGTGCAGTATGTCTTTTAAAAAAAATAATATCTCCTCTTTTTAGATAATGCAAACTTTTTGAATTACCATCTTTGTCTTCTAAGATAAATTCTGGAGGATTTGAAACTACACCATCTTCTAATACTTTTGAACCGCCAATCTCAAGAACTTTTGCAGACATTGAATCTTCGTCATTAGAAACATATAAACCAGATTTAGTTTTAGAGTCGGATTCTACAATTTGAATATAAATTAAACCTCTTGAAGGTAGAATCATATTAGTTTAAATTCTTTTTTTCTGTTTCTTTTTTAATCATCTTTTCAATGATTTTTATAGAAATTATTATTTTTTTTAGATTTTCTTTATTCATTGTTAATTGATCTATCATATTAGGACT